GTGGCGGGCCACGCTCATTCAGGGGGGGGTCAAGGAGACTCCTTAGAGGGGGTATATGGGCGTTTTTCACGGTGCAAACGGGGCGACGCGGGGAGGCTTCTTCCCGGTATGCTTGTGCTGCTTGCTGTTCACGTGTGGAAATAATCCAATCGCATCGAGGTCGACACGACTTTGGATTCGCTTGCCCATCTTCCTCACCTGCTCGTGACTGCAATCGTACATCTTCCCTATCGCTCGCGACGACAGGCAACCAGGTAACGACAGCGACCAACGTATCAGCTCGACGTGACGACGGAACCCATAGTTGTTCGTATAACTCAGCGCGTCGATAAATCCTTTCAGCATGACGGCCACATGATCGCGAGAGATGAATGCATCTGTCTCTGTCCGCATGTCCTTTGTGTCCGATGTAGCCCATGCCTTATGATTTGGGTTTATAGCAAAGATGTGCTTGATTGGAGCCATCTCGCGGTAAGGAAGAACACCGGCTTGCCTCAAGGTTTCTTGTTCCTTCTTGCCAAGTGAGTAATACCATTTGTCAAACGACTTGGCATCCGATGCTGGAGCATCTACGGTATAAACTGATAAACGAGCCACAGTGTTTCATAGCGTTATCAAGGATATTTAGAAGAAGGCAACTCAGTCGCATCGCTGTCATCTCCCTCAAGGTTGCATTGGTTAACCCATAGCGCTCGGCCTGCATCGTAAGCCATCAGTTTATGTCTGGTCAATCGGTTGACCAAAGAACGTACGTTTAACTCTGCCGGATATATTCCTAAGCAATGCCTCTTGAATTCTTTAGGCGTCATCAGCTTAGGCCAAAGACTCACAACATCGATTAGGATGATGTGTTTCGTCTTACGGTTGTAAGCCGCGTTCTTAATTGCCCTGCCTCTGATCGCTTCCATGTGAGCCGGGTTATCTCTCCAAGCTTTCTGCCTCCATCTCGTCATCTGGAGTTTGTATGCTATCCCTGAAAGCCTCTTACGTTTCTTCATGGTTAGTTATCTCCTATGACTCTGCCCCCTAAAAGACAAAGCGACCCCCTGCGTAAGCAAAGGGGTGAGCCTTTGTCACCTATAGCTTGTCTATAGGACAGAAGTATGCACCCCCCCTCATGGGGTGTTAGGATTGATTCTAAGGGGGGCATGGGTCTAAGTTGGGGTGTTACCCCTCAAATGATGTTAGGAAGCCTTGGTGACCCCTTAGCGGGTCTGGAATCGCTATCTGGCTGGACGGGTGGGGTAGAGTATTCCCATCGTATCATCCCCTTCTCGCGGGAGTGACGGATTGTGATCTCTCCTTGGAACTCTCCGTTGATGTCCTTGAGGCCAGCGCGGCCCCGGCGCTTAGTCATGCCGAACTTGTAGATCGGCTCGTCCCCCTGGCATCTCATCAGCACGGCACACTCACGAAAATAATTTGTGAACTCACTGCTCCCAAGTCCGCTATAGGCAAGGTCGGCCACGGTGAAGTTTTCGGTATCCTTAGCGGCCTTTGGCTTTCCGGTGTGGTGCATGGCGATAAGGATGGCGCCTGTCTCAAGGAGGATGGGGGCAAGGTCATGGCGCAGGAACTTGGAGGCCTGTTCCTGATTGGAGACGTCGATGCCGGCGAAGGAGAGAAGCGGGTCGACAAAGATGACGTCGGCGGCGTGGGCCTTGATGAGTTGGCGTAGCATATCGGGGAAGGATGGCCCGACTGAGGTTGTATCGCGGAAGATGCCCAGGTTCTCTTTCAGCTGAGTCATCTCCGGGATGTGTAGCCGAGCGCCTGTCACGACATCTTGGAAGGCTTCCGCAACATCCCCAAAATCATTCTCCGCTTGCAAGATGACAGCACGCAAAGGTCGTATTGGCTTGAGGCCGAAGAAGTCTTTACCAACGCACCAATGGACGGCGGCCTGCATCATGAGCGACGACTTGCCGGTGCCTGACTGGCCGACGATGAGCATTGAGCCACCTTTGCATAGCCAGCGATTACCTATGACGACGTTGGGGTCATCCTTACGGTTGAAGGCCAGCAACTCGTCTGGATCCATACGCCGAGGGCCTTCGGTGGCCGGCTTGGATGAACTGACGCGGTGGTTAATGCCCTTGAGCGTGCCGTCAGTATAGGCCAACAGTTGCTCGATGTCAGTCGCCGGGTCGCTGGCGAGTTGCTCCATGCGTCGGGCCGTTGTCGCGATAGAGCGAAAGGTAGCGGCCTTACGGACTTCGTTAGCCCATGCGTCATTATACGCTGAGAACAATCCATCGGAGCAAATGGGAGCGATGTAGGCGGCGTCGGTTGTCGAGCGTTGGTCACGGAGATAGGCTGAGACGGTTTGCTCGTCGACTTGGGTTGCTTTGGACTCAAGCGCGAGGATGGCTGATGCCATGTCCTGATGCTTAGGCTCAAGGAAATCGGATGGTAGGAGGTTCGGCGGGAATGGTAGCGACTGACCAATTAAGGTTCCGAGCAGGATACGCTCCACATCGAGAGACGCAGATGAAATGGGTGGCATGGGATTAGACTGTTAGCCCTGGCAGGCGGTTGCGGTCAAGGAGATTGCTTGGGCGTTGGGCGGTAATGAGGGACGCCCCGAATACCTGCGGACGTTTTAATGCGGAAAGACTTTATCTCGATTGTTCCGCAGTCTAAGGCTTTGGTTAGCATTTTAGAAGTCTGGGCAATAGAGCGTTTCCATAGCACGCTCAGCTCGCGGGTAGTTTTGAAGCCCGGAGGGATAGGTTCTATGGAGCCATTAACGGCGCCGAGAAACGCCATCATATGGGCATCGGTTTGTTTGGATCGTTTCATTTGTTCTTAGGGGTATAGAGTTTCAAGTCAGTCTGCCATATCCATTGCCGGCCAACCTTATGCACCAACCAGACTTTCCAGTCATCGTTATGCACCCATCCGGCCGCAAAGCCCGAACCCCATCGGGAAGTAGCCAAGCGCTGAGAAGCGTACGCCATTGCGTCCTTAAGGCAAAGACAACCAGCGGAGAACGCGGCGCCACCTCCGTGCTTGGTTAGGTTCACTTGTTGGAGGGTGTGGGTATGACCGTGGATGACTCCACCGCCTGTCGTTGCGTAATGGCTTCCCTGGAGCGAGGTAGCGTTGACTCCATAAGCGTAGCCATGGATGAAAGCCACCGGGCCGAGACGATAGACACCTTTCTCAGCATGATAGGGCAAAATGGTCTTAGCACCGGCCTGCTTGGCAGCTGAGTTGATGGCGGTCTTAACGTCTGAGCAATAGTCGCGGATAATGGCTGAGCCTGAGTTACTAATTAGCGAGTCGAGTCTGGCTTCATGATTGCCCCATAGGTAGACGGTGGGCTTGAAGCTACGGAGGAATGAAATCCCGCTATCGATGTCGGCCTTTAGGCTTTCAGCGCTTTCCGCGTCGGTACCGACTCCCCGGCGAAGTGATCGGAAGTCAAAGCAGTCCCCAAGGTGTACGCGTACCGTCGGCTTATAGTCGTCGCAAAACTCGCGTAAGGCGTCGAGTGCTTCCGGGTCGGCCATGTCACCGTGATTATCTCCAGCGGCAACAAAGCGTATAGGTTGGGTCATGGGGTTGTTGGGTTAGGTAAATCGGTCGGTGGCTTTGGCATCCGTTCTGGGACGTATATCTTTTCAAGTACGTCACGCATCTGCCGGGCAATCTCCGGGTCTTTATCCAGCCGTATATTGATAGCCTTCTTGTTTCTTGGCTGGTACCGAAAATAGATAATGGATTTACCGTAGACTAAATTGCGGTCTGGCTTGGTACTCAGCTGCTTGACGTATTTCATATGCGTACCGCAATTGGTCAGCATAGGGCAAGAGGCCAACCAATCAGCACGCTCACGGCTTACGCCGATTGACTCAGCCCATTCATATTGCTCAGCCGTCAAGGGCTGATGTTTCTTATTGGAATTTACAATTGCCATGTCTGGGCGAGTCTCCGGCCTTCAGCCATGATTTCCTGCCGAGCATTGGGTTTAAAATAGAACTCCTGGTCAAAGGTTACGTTCATCCGTAGGTCAAGGATGCTGTAGGCTTCCTCATCGTTAGCGGGGCCGACTCCAGCCGTCTCAACGTAGATAGTACGGATAAGCCAATTATGCTCAAGGAGGGTGTCGGCCGCAATGATCCATTCATTCGTATAGCGCCAATCGGAACAGACGACGATATCATGCTCATCGCCGTTTTCATTGGGGCCAATAAAAGGTAAGTAGTTAACCAAGTTTTTGGCAAAAATGTCTTTATCGATGGAACGGGCAAGACGGCCGGCGGCGATGAGGAACTCGCGGTTAGCCACCTTGAATTGTTCGTTAAAGAAATCACCCGGTAGGTGAAGGTATTCAAGGTACGCATTACCGGCCTCCTTGAGAGGGTCGGCAAAGTTAACCTGGGCGGCGCCGCGCTTCGACCACTCAAGTATTCCTGTTGCAAGGGTATCCTTACCTGCCCGGGCAAATCCTGCTATAAGGATAAGCGTCGGGCGGTGGCCTTCCTCGTGATCAGAAGGGGCAGGACTCATCGGCGGCGGCGGTTGGCTTGGTGGCGTCGTCGTCGGTGGTAGATGGGTCTTTGAGTGCGCCGTAGAGCATAGAGTCGCGAGCGGTTATCTTAGTGAATTTGTATTTGAATTGAGGCTTACCGTTAAACTCGCCGTTGGGGGTTACTTCCATCTCGACGGTGGCAATCTTACCGAAAGCAGGTTCGCAATACTTGATGAGCTGCTCGACTGACATTTGCTCGCTTGGGTTTTGGCAATACTTGCCGGAGAACTTGCCGATGACGACGGCCAGGGATTTACCCCATTGAGCCGAGTAACGGTTGGTCACGCAGTTGCCGTCTCCGTCCATGAAGAACAATGAGCAGGATGCGAAGCCTGACTTATTCAGTTTAAAGCGGTCATAGATTTTATCATCCTTAGGTTTGCAAAGTTTCAGCACATAGGTGCCGGACTTTTCGATGTTCTTGAGCGGGGGGCGAGCGTTGGGGTCTTGTGGGTTCATAGAGGTTAGGCGAATTGGATGGGAGGGATAGTCGTGGCTTTAGACGCAAGGTCGATGGTTTGGATCTCCTCGGAGTAGCCGGGCCACTCGCCAAGGTCGGTGCAAGTCTTGTATGCTTTAAGCGCGGCCTCGAAATCAAACGCGGCATTGGTCATCAGCTCAGGGCCAAGCTCATAGATAGCCGTGGCATAGGGCGGGGTTTTCTCGACAGCGAGGAAGCGGAAACCTTTGCAACGGATTTTGAACGCGGCCTCGAACGCTTGACGGTAGAAGTAAGCCTGGAGGTTGTATTTGTAATTGCGGACTGACTTAAGAAAACCTTGTGGAGATGCGTCCTCAGTGGTTTTAAGGTCATACAAGTAATCATCTTCGCCAAGGCCATCGATGGCACACTTAACTTGGACTTCACCGAAGTAAGTCATGAACATTACTTCAGTCTTACCAAGAACAATATTCTTTGCCTTGAGCGCTAATTTAGCGGAGTTGGCGATGGCGATACCCTCGTCCCATTCATCCTGTGTCATGATAGTCTGGCCTTCAATGATGCCGGTCATGAATGCCTCATAGATGGCTTTACCCTCCTTCGTGCGACGATCGCAATCAGGAGCCTTGAGAAAGCGGGGCGTTGTGGCCTCCGCGGTTGGTTCCAAGACGAGGCGATGAACAAAGGAACCCATACGGAGGGCTTTGGTTTCCTCACGGGTTTTGGTCAGGTAAGCCTGATAGTGGAGCGGTGACTTCAGCAGCTCTTTTGAGCCGGAGTAATTGAGGGCTTGGATTCCGTCGTAAACGACGCGATGTTCGATGAGCATTGGCATGGTATTAGGTATGTATGTTTATTGGGTTAGGGAAAAGGTTTATAAATCTTCGTCGCTGTAAGGTTCTTCGACAGCCTGAGACAGTTTGCGGACATCATCAAGCGCTATCTCTGCGGAACGCTCAAGACGCTCAAGCGTGTTCCGTTGGATGCGGAGTTGAAGGACGATGGCGTGGATGCGATCATGCAAGGGTTTGACCTGGTTGCTTTCCTCGAGGGAGTCCGGGTTGACTTCCTCCAATTCAAGGATGGCCGCAAATACCGACGACTCAAAGGTCTTAACGTCACGCTCGGCAGGGATAGAGTTAGCCATCTTATCAAGTACGGCCAATTCGGCGGTTATGTTTGTCAGCAGGTGACGTAGGTGATCGCGGTTAGTCATAGTAGTATGTTAAAAGGTTAACTCTTTGATATCCCCGGGCGAGCGGATGAAGAAACGGACATCGGAACGCTTGAGGGTAGCAAGGGTGGTTTTCTTCCACGCGGATAAGGCCACAAGGAAATCGGCCTGCTTACGAGCGGTCAGCTCGATGTAGGGCGTGCGGTCAAGAAGGATAAGCAAAGCGTAGGACACCCCAAGCGGAGCGGCCTTGGATATGACGCTTCTGGGGATTTCAAGTTTAGGCATTTGCTTTGTTCCATCCATTCTTTGCGCCGTTCCAATCCATTAAGGTTTCGGCATCAACTTGACCAAACTCGTTAAAGGATTTGTAAATCGCATCACCGGCCTTGATGACTCGCTCGTATTGATGGAGCGGAACAGACTCATTTTTAAGATGGGCGTTCTCAGCCTCCAATTCACCTAACTGCCCAAAGAGATGCACCTGCTCAACCTTGAGCCTTTGCACCTCAGCTTTGAGCGCCGTGATTTCGTTAGCGGCCTGAAGGTCGGCCAACGCTTTACCCATGATATCGTCGATATTCATATTACTTGGAGATGGCTTTGATGAAGGAAGGCTTATTGCTGAGGATCATATCAACCTTGTCGGCTGGCAGCTCGATGAGGTCGATAGACTTCTCGGTCAACCATCCTTTGGTGACGCAATACTTATGAGCGCGCTCAACTTCAATCGAAGTTAGGAATGAATACCAAGGGGCGTTAGATTTAGGGCTGGACTGAGAATGGGTTTGGCTGGCTTTGTAGGACGATGCGGAAGCTCCATCGTCATCGAGGTCGGTCGATATGCCGCAAGCCGTCTGAATCGATTGCCGGCGAATATAGGTTAACGCGGAACCGACTTGCTGAGCGGTTAGGCTGTCGGCCTTGACGAGCAAACGACCCGCATCAAAGACGGTGCCATCGATATGCAGGAAATTAGTTTGCACGCCAATTTTGCCGTCCTCAGAGATAAGCACTTGCCGGAGAGCCAGGTTATACTCGGATAGGGTTGCCTTGACGCTATCGAGTAGGACGTCGAGCGAGACGTAACGAGCCTTAAAGGCCGGGTTGATTTTGTTGGCACCGACATTCGATAGCGCCGCGAGGGCGGTTACGAAATCAGCGGTTGCGGTTTGGGTTTCTGGCTTGGGTGGCATGGGTTTGTTTGGTGGGAGATTATTTCTTCGGGTTTGTGATCAGCAAAGTGTCGAGGGCCTCAGCGTCGATGCGGGTGTATTCCTTCTCTTTGCCGAGGAACAGATTGTAATAACGCTTATCGCCTTTGACGGTGGGGGTCATCAGACGGGCGACGCGGTTGCCGGGCAGGATGACGTACATCGTGCCAGGGATGATGTTCAACGCATCTGGGAACGGGATTTGATTGGGTGCTTTGGTCATTGTTTTGGGTGGTGTAAATTAGTTGATGGCTTTGCGTTTGCCAGCGTCAAGGATGAGTAAGGCATCGGCGTTCCAAAGGGTGACAGCCATTGAAGGGTGCAACTCTTGAGCGCGAGCCTTCAAGACGTTCTTCCATTCGGTGGTTGTGCGTTCGCCTTTCGTGCCGACGCTATGGGCCTTCATCCAAATGGACGGCCGGATGCGGTGGAGCTTGAAGCCGAGAACATACGCGGCGCCGTAAATGACTCCGCAATTCCACATCAGCTTCCCGATGGCCGAGCCAGGGATGTTGCGGCCGGCAAAGAGGGGAGGTTCCTCGAGGTACATCTCAACGTCCTGATCCATGCAGGAAATTCTTTTGAGCAGCTGGCAAACATCTGACTCAGTGCCGGGCATTTTTTCACAAGTGGTGGTTTTGCCATCAAACCAGCAGACGCCGCCGTTGACGCCAGGGTCGATGCCGATGATGAGCGCCATAAGCAAAGCAGATTGCCAAAGGTAAATCATCTTACAAGTCTATAAAGGTTACCGACGCGGATGGCGTAGTCGTTTGGCTTGAATGACCGGGCCACGGCGGCAGACCATCCAAGGTTCCAGACCAAGGCAATCTGCTCAGGGGTGGGGTCGGGCTTGCCGACGCGCACGAAGTTTGACCTGATCCAGCGGAGGTGCGAGGCCGCAATCATGTCCTGGGCGGTTGCGTCCCGCCACTTAGACCAGGGGAAGCGGTAGTGGCCCTCGGCCTTAAGGCGTTCCTCGGCGTCCTTCCATGCGTCACGGCCGACCTGATACATGCCACGCTCCCCGGCTGCGCCTATGGCCTTGCGGTTCATGCCAGACTCGACGTGGGCGATGGCCTCGAGGAGGGTGGCGTCGGAGGCGGCGGCGGCGTTGAAGCCGAGGAGCAGCAGGGCGACGATGGAGAAGGGGCGGGTCATACGCTCGGCTTGCCCTCCTTGGCGGCTTGCCACGCTTTGACGGTACGCTCCTTGATTTCCATTCCGCTCACGCATCCGCTGAGCCAGATGACTTCCGTCATCGCATCCCCAGCCTTGCGGAGCCGTTCGACCTCGGCCTCCAAGTCGTTGTGCAGTTTATTGTAATGGTTCGTTGCATCGCTGTATTCTTGCGTCAGCCGCTCGACCTCGGCCTTGAGTTCTCCAATCTGACGGAGTTGAATGGCTTGCTGTCCAAGACTCAAATTGAGTTCACGGCATCGTTGCTCAAGTTCTGGTTCAATCCTCTCGACCTCGGCCTTGAGGCGGGTGACTTCCTCTCGCTCCGCACGCAACAAGCGTGAGCAAGGCGTGGTCATCAGGGCTTCAACCTCGGCCTTGAGTTTAGACACATCTTTGGCATAGTCGGCACGCTCGTCGTGGGCCTGATGGAAGTCGGCCTTGAGGCGGGCGTTTTCCTCCTGCAGTCCACCAATCTGGTTCAAGTCGTGGATGCGTTCCATGCGGAGATGGCGAGCTGCGGCTGACTGCTCCAGCAAGTCTTGCTTGAGAGCCTCAATTTGGGCATCCTGTTCCTCAATGGTGTCCCGAAGTCCACGGTTGCATCCCGGCTTCTTACATCTTTTGGAGCAAGTATGGATGCCGTCGTGCGGAGATTGGGCCGGGTTAATCTCCGCAGATTTGCGGAGGTTGTCGATGATCTCAAGGTGCTGCTCGTAGCAGACATAGGCTCCGTCCTTGCATTTTACCATGCGCCACGGGCCGCCGATGCTCCTGGCTTTCGGGTCGTAGCGTTCGGGTTGCCGGAGGCTGCGGAGGATGTCGTCCTCGTGTTTGGTTGGTTTACGTTTTGGCATATTGGCTTAGTGTGGTTGAGTAATTGAGCGGAAAGTTAAACAAATTCATACACCCTGCTTGCCCTCCTTGGCGGCGAGCCAGCACTCGATTGCCCAATCAAGGAAAGGGTCGGATACCTTGATTGCTCGGTGCATCGCATCCCCTGCCTTGCGGAGCCGTTCGACCTCGGCTTTGAGGATTTCAACTGCGGCAAGATGCGTGTGCCTTGGCATCCATTCTCCTTGGTCATCCAAATAGGACAAAGGGTCGAAAGTAAGCCTCTCGACCTCGGTCTTGAGTTCACGACATCCCGCTTGCGAGATGTTGATAGTCTTATCCATTTCAACGGTGAGAGTTTTGAGCCGGGTGACTTCATCGGCCATTTTTATTCCGACTTCTGAGGCCAATATGAGGGCGTCAGCAAGTTCACCGACATCGGCCTTGGTGCGGGCGTAGTCTTCGTAGTAAACCATAAAGCCGTTTTTGTCCTCGATGATGTGAGGGTGCAGTCCGCTGATGGTGTATCGTTTGATGCTCATATGCGTCTTGGAACGGTTGAACCCTGCACGCAGAAACCTCCGGGCAGGATGTAAGAGAAGGTGATCCCAATCCAGCCACCGTAGGCCACATAGGCTTGCAGATGAATATCACTTGCGCCGTCCTCGGCGATGGCTTCGTGGTAGTGGTTCAGCACCTTCTTCATGTTCTTGCCAGCGATGACCGACTTAGCGGAAACCAAGTCGCCCGTCATGATCCGTTCATTCAGCTCGTAAACCTCTAAGAGCAACCCGCGGAAGCCATCGACATGATTGAATTGGTTACTCATGGATTTCGGCATCGGGATTGATGGCATGACCTTTGATTATGGCTTCGTTCAAATCGTCGTTGCGCTGCCGAAGATACTTAATCTCTTTGGACTGCTCGGAGATGACGGCCTGTTGCAGGTCAACGCACTTGTCGGCCTTGTCGGCGTAGGACTTAAAGGCGCCCACTGCCCGGTGCAGGTAGCGGACGGTTAGCCAGGGGTTGAGCCACCAGAGGGTCGGGAGGCGGTCGGGTCGGATGATGTTCATGGGTGGGAAGGGGCGGTGGGATGGATCAGGCATTGGTCCAGGGTGCATCTCGGGAGATGACTAATTCAACGTGGATTTGTCCACCATCGTTGTCGTCATATTCTTGGTATTCTTTGACGTACCAAGCGGGGGCTATCTCGTTAAGCACATCGGCTTCCGACAGGGTGGGGCGATGCGCTCGCCTAATAATCTGGCTGTTTTCACGCTCAATGCAGCCGGCAACATGGATTTGATTGTTATTCACGATGCGCATGCCTTTGACGTAAATGCCAAGCTCTTCGTCAGAGTTAAGCCTGACAGTAATGGCCCGAGGATATTTGATGATAAGTTTGCTCATGACATTACTTGATGGTCTTATACTTATTACGGCGGCGAAGGTTCACCCAAGTTGTGTCAGTGACGGCGAGCCACTTGCGTAGGGTGCCGACCGTAGTGTTCAAAGACTTGGCGGCCTCTTCCTGAGACTTCCCGGCGGCGTTGAGCGCGGCAATTTCTGGAAGGATGCGTTGAAGGCGGCGAGCGTTGAAAGCGGCAATCGGCTTAGTGAGCGGAATAACTCGCCCGGCAAAGGTCACCGACGAGACGAACTGAAAGTTGGCGTCAGGCATGGGTGGAAGATTAATAGTTATTCAAAATGTCCAAGACGTTCGGGCCATCGGCCAGAAAGTAAATGAACAGGGTGAGCAGGACGGTGAAGGCGATGAGTTTCATGACAAGCACCTTGCCCGACCGAATAACATTCGTCAAGCACCTTTACTAAACGTAGATTACCACCCTCCCAAGCCACCCCAAGGTAGCCCACCCCGACCACTATTAGACCCCTTGGCTTGCCCTCAGAGGCGTTTTGCCAGCGGGGACGACTACTTACCCTTACCCGACTGTTTCCGTAGCCAACCCAGACCCGCGTCAACGGCCTCGGGCGAACAGTAACCCGCGGCACCGGCGGCGGCAAAGGCCATACCCTC